CATGAGTAACCGACCTACCGCCCTGAACCTTTCATTGTTATAATCCGGGTGAACGTGCGCGTCCGGAAGTATCAGTAGGTTCATATTAGCTCTCAGTTTCTGCTGTTCTTATATGACAATTATAAGTTTCATTTAAGTCTTTTATTTTCATGTTATACATGTCAGCTTGCGTATGAAAATTGTTTGATTTATCTTTGTCCCCCTTACGCCATAACTTCGCCTTGAGAAAGTATTCTTTAACATCCATATCCCCGCATAGCCAAACAAATTCGAGGCCATTGTAAATGGCTCCCCCCACCCGACCTTTCCCTGCGTAAGGTTTCCCCCAGAATTTTTTCTCCGAGAATTGAAGGCTTATAAAAACGTACCTATCTGCCTTTTGGTGTCCACTGGTTTTAGCCACGGACACATCGTAGTCTGGAAGAGGCGCACAACTCCTACGTTTAGTTTTTACTTCTATCTTGTCCCCCTTGTAGATTAAGTCATAGTCCTTGTGGTCCTCTACCTCAACACCTAAGTAATGGGCTAGCGCTAGTTCACCTACCCTACCGGCAAAGTTTCCTTCCCCGCTGGTGATGGAGCGATTTAGGCTCCCTATACTCTCTGCCCATTCCTTAGCCCTGTCCACCATGTCTTGATCGAATGGTAATACTCTCATAGTATCTCACATTTATCCCCGGTACAAGCCAGTTCCTGACTTCCAACCGTGTTGTCGTCGTGCTCTATTACCGATTCCCAATTAATGGGTTTCATTCTGGGGATCGCTGAGTACTCTTCTTTGGTTATTTCTTCATAAGGGGCTACCTCATAGCTGTGGTTGTCATCTGCCCGGGGAAGAAAGCTTACCCCGCTGAGTATATCAAAGTTCCTATAACACCAAGCGCCCACATCCATCCATTCCGATTCACCTATATAGACGGTGACACTTGGCTTGTGTTCACACCAGTGAAGAGCGAACTTTTTCCATATCTCTAGATGCTGTATTGCGGTTACCTCATGCCTAGTCCTTGACCTCGCAGGAGCCTTCATAGGGAAGGAAAACACTATAGCCTCCTTGTTGTATGGATCATCCTCAACAGGCACACCAGCGTCAATCAGGGCCTGATTAAGGGGGTCTTTACGGTCCTGTCTGACCCTCCTGATATAGAACTTGGAATACGAGGGGTGCAGTCCAGAACCGGCTACACCAGTCAGCTGAGATACTGTTCCAGATGGCTTGATGCAGGTGATGGCTGCAGACGGGTTGATGTCTAGCCGTCTAGCCCACTTCTCGTTTACATTGATAGCGGATGTCCTCCACTCTTCCAGTTGATTCGGGGTAGCGTTGAGCACCGTTGGGCAGTCAAATACTCCTGTGAAGCTGACACCTAACAGCCTCTCCTCCTCTGCATTCTTCTTCCATATCGGCCTGACATACCTGAAGTCGGTCAGGGTGGATTGTATGGTCCCGATAATTGTAGCAAGTTTTATCTTTCGGGTCACATCGTCTATTGTATCGCTCGGTGAGAGTACGCACTCAGAGAGGTTACAGCAACCGGCGCTCCTAAGCACTATTTCACTGCAAGGATTACACCCGAACTCATAGTCTTTATCCCTTCTTTCAGGCATCATTCTCTTTGATGCTTCCCTGTTGAATATCCCCCTTTCTCCGCTGTGGGAATCATGGAGAGCAAGAATCTCACGCATGTAGGTTCCCATCTCTGGCTTCTCTGTGTAACACACACTGTTATTAGCGAGGGCCCTCTGGGGGTTCTCTAACCACCACTGACCTGTCTTTGCGTGTCTCATACGCTCGTCAGTCAGGTTGCTCAGGCTGATCTCCGCTGCCCTTCTAACCCCACCCACGACAACGCTTTCCCCATTCCAGCACATGAGGTCATGGCATTCCAAACTGTTTAAGCGCCTCCCTTTTGCGTTCTGGAATGTACGGATATAATTATTAAACAGCCTCTCCAGAGGGTCGGGTCCAGATGCTCTTCCTCCAAAGGTCTTGAGACGAGCCCCGGCTGGTCTGATTCTACTGTAATCTACATTGGGTATAGTCCCTTGATACAGGAGACTTACGAGTTCTCGTAGGGATTTTGCCCAACCTATCTTGCTGTCTGCGACAACAATAGTCGTGTCAGAGTTGTGTAGTTCATCAGCTATCTCTGGCAATCGGTTGATGAACTGACGCTCCACGCTAAATCCAATTCCTGTTCCACAGAGAAGAACATACAGGGACTCGTCAAATGATCTAACGTGGTCAATAGACACATAGGCGCAATTGTATCCTGCCATATTATCTCTAGACAAGGCTCCTGTTCCTGGCTCATTGTCAGCTGTCATAAACGCCCTCATCGAGGGCATGACTTCCATGTTTAATATTGCATCCCACACCTCACGAGGGAATTCACCCCCACCATGCTTTACAACAAGAGAGTTCATGAAAGAGCAATAACGATTAACTGTTTCGTCCCAATTCTCCCGGCGTCCTTCCGCGTCAAGATACTTACCATATCTGCTTTTGTGTATGAACTTTTGATATTCGGTGATCATTTTACTTTCTCCCATTTGTCATGAGGATACCACTTCCAGTCTCCATTGGAGTCAATGCACCAGTGCCCTTGTATGGAGTCATATTGAACTAGCCCTAATTCCTTTATCTCCCCTGTTTCTTTTTCAAGTAACCGGATTTTTTTACGCTTTGGTTCCATTTCTCCCTCAGCTTATGATCGTTCGCCCAGTCTGAGAATTCGTGGAGGGACATCCCAGAATGATTCCGGAACCATTCCCCCCACGTTATTCCCTTCGAGGTCAATTCTCTTCTTTTCGGCCATACTTCTTTGGCAAGACAATAAACTCTAAAGGTCTGATCTTTATCATCTTTCCATACATAAGTAGGATTAGAAGGGGAGTGAGTCATCGTCTTCTGATGGCGACGCTGGTCCATTCTTCTTATATCCCATCTGCATCATTCCAGCGATTACATTGGTTGACGTTCTTTCGACACCATCTTTACCAGTGAACTTATTATAAGAGATGCGACCCTCTATGTAAAGTTCCTGGCCTTTGGTGACATACTCGGTTACGGTATCAGCCAATTTTCCGAAAAACGTGACGTTGTGCCAGTCAGTTTTTTCCTTGTCTCCGTATCCGCTATTGGTAGCCAAAGAGATATTAACTACTGCATCTCCGGAGGATGTTTCTCTAACTATGGGGTCTCCCCCTACTCGTCCAACTAGAATTGCTTTGTTTACGTTCATATAGGCCTCACATTATATGCCATTCAGGATCATACTTCTTGGTAAGTTTCCACAAAGAGAGCGCGCTATTGAACATTCCCCTAAATCGGGGGATGTCTTCATGCTCCCACTCAAGAACGCGAACCCCAGAAGTATGAGGGCTCACATCTATGAATAAGTTTAGGAGTCTCCTTGGACCTGTCAATCCGTTGACAGGTATCCCTTGGTCATATGCTGCCAATTGAACTCCGTGGTCATCATACACCATTTTCTTAACGTCTGGGTTCTCTGGAAACTCTTTCGTCTTAAAGTCAACTATCCATTCATCATTTGACAGATCGGTTCTTCCACCATACCCGAGTGAATGAGAAAAGGACCTCTCAACCTCCCACTCTTGAGGACCACAGACTTCATTTAACTTTGCCTCAACAGCTTGACAGAGATGTTTAAATTCTTCTGGAACCTCTTCCTTCTTGAAATGCTTTTCCAGATGATCGTGTATGTCTGTGCCGCGACCCATCGCCTTCTGTTGGTTCTTGTTGAACTCACTCCGAGCCAGTTTCTCAATATCCTCAAAAGATAAGATGCCAGTTGAGTCTGCCCTTAACTTGACTTGCTCGTGAAAGGCTTTCATTAGTTCCGTTTGAATCCATTTGTTCAGCATGTGCCGGGATACTACGTCACCCCATACAGTGGACACAGAAGGAACCCATCCGTGCTTTCTAGCGTCCCTCAGAGTTGAGGGTCTCTTGCCCTTCTTTCCTGTGACCTCATAACGAGGTTCACCTTCTTTGTCGTACCAATGACTCATTTGTCTGGTCCTCGTAGTTCAGACGGAAAAGTGGAGTATGACGATGAAGCAAGAATCTCTCTCTTTTCCAACACTCGGTTATATTGGGTTAGATCATTAGTGTACTTTGCCCAGCTGACACAATTGAACTCTCTGCAGAGCCGAGGACGATCATCGTAAATGTCACATCCCATCTTCCTCCACCCCATCACCCTTTCCTTAAGATGGGAACAACGAATCCGTATTCCTTTGTCAGTGCTCTGGATGTTATCATGGTTCTCGGCAATGGCGTGAAGCCACTCAAATTGTCTGGAGTTTTTCCAGTTGGGCTTGAGTTCTATCTCGCAGCATATACCACACGACTGGCAAACCTCTTCAGTGATGTCTTCCTCCTGAAGAGGCCACACCCTAATAGGTAGAGGAAAGTCAGAATTGCTCATGGTTTTTTATCGTAATCACCAATCCATTTCTCATCGCTATCTTTGTTTTCGTGTTGCTTTGCCACCAGTTTATCATAGCCTTCGGGGGTAGCCCACGGAGCAGGTGTTCCATTCTTAAACGCTGAGTCATTATAAAGATACGCCCCGATTCCTAGTAATACTGCCGAGCGCTTTAGAGCATCTGAAATTGCCCCCTTCGCTCCTTCAAAGTCCGTGTCTCCAGCCCCATCAGATTTTGTTATCCATTTGTCATTGATGCATACACTGAGTTCACAGATAACCCTACCCGATGTCGTCTCGTGGTATTTAGTCTGCCAGTTTTCCAGACCAAACACATCGTCAAGTCTCTTCATAACATGACGTGCGTCTATATAATGAAACAACCGACCACCACCACCCTTCCTCACCTTAACATCTTTCGGATCGAAAGGCCTCTTGAGCGCAATCGTCATCTTCCGAGTATCGTCTTTCTCGTTAAGAACTTGCATTCTAATTTTCCTCATTTTTTGAGAATCAATTTCTTCCATGTCTTTCTTTTGTTGCGATTCATAATAAAGCCTCTCATTATTGTTAGGCCCTACTGTCGCCTCAATTCCTTCTTCCGAATGTCCGTTAGCCATAAGTAACCTCTGGGACATCTGCCCCAAGTTCGATCCCAATTTGAGTTGCTCTTTCGATCAACTCGCCCATTTCTCCAATCGTCATTCCAGACGTTTGGCGAATTCTGTGTCTATGCTCCCCTTTGAAGTTCAGGTACTCTTCAGTTCCGAAGACCGTTTCAATGAGAATATTCTTGATCTCCTCTTTTGTGTGCCCGGATTTATCAGCGATTGATCCGCACCACGCATGAAACATATCGTTCTGCTCTAGCGACCTATTCTTTTTATAGGGCTTGACTGTCACCTCTAGAGTCTCGTCCTCGACATTCAACTGCATGATCTCTTTGGCACAGGAGTTCCTGATGGAAAAGTCTCTCAATATCCAGCGCCTTCTCATTTGTGAACTCTGATTCCCTTATGCATTTGTTTAAGATGATAGGCGCAGACAAGCTTACCATATTTTTGAGGTCTTCCGCAACCATCTACTGTACATTTTTCTCTAGGGGCGTTAAGCCACTCAGTATAGGTTCTGGCCTTTACGTCTGATAGCCTGACTATTTCTAAAATTTCTTCTTCCATTAATGAATATCCTGTCTTCTGATTAATTCAACAGCTTCAACGGAAGTTGAGAACCCCTCTTCCGTATCCCCTATTTTGTATCCGGCGCTGTCAATGCTTCCATACAATTCTTTCGTGACAATCTGCCGAGCAGTTTCGAGGATGATGTCATGGTTCATTCCGTCGTCAATCCACAAGGTGATCAGCGCTACCATTTTATAAGGTGTGCGAGAATTGCCCGGTTCTGAGTCTTGTATAGCCATTTCAGTTGTTCCTCTTTCGTGTATTCTAGCGCATGACACTTCTGATGGCAAGTCCTACAAACAGGGATAACATGGAGGTCGGCTGGTTTTTTGCCCATCCCTGATTCGAGCCTGACATGGTGAGCATCCACTCCGTATTTGCCGCACCCCCAACAAGGTTGCTCATGAACCCAATCGAGGTATTTCATGGGCCCATTATACCATGTTGACAGGAGATGTCAAGCCCTGTATAATGGCTTCATTTGAGAAGAGATCAAGGGATGCTGACTTATCATCAGAAGAAGGATTTTATCCTGACGCAATTGTTTCAGGCAAGGAGCCTGTCTGCGTCCGAGAAGCTTGTTGCATTATGCATGGTTTATAAATATATTGATGACCGGGGTCGATGTGAAGTTTCGTTGGCCGAACTGTCACAGATGGCCCGACGGAATCACCGAACCACGAGAAGGATTATAAAGGCACTAGAGGATAAGATCGACCTGAAGGTAAACAGGAAGCGCGGTACAACATCTTCCTATACTTTTGTCCAGTGGGCGCAGTTATGAATGATACTTCTAATTTTTGGGGGCCGATCCCAGTTTATATCCTACAGGACCATCGGCATAAAGCCGGGCACTTGAGAGTGCTGGCAGCAATATTGAGTTGCCCTTCTCCTCATTTCCCGAGTTTACTTGAGATTTCTGAGAGGAGTGGGCACAGGCCCAAGTATTGTAGCAACATGATTTCCGAGATGGTCAGGTTTGGAACCCTAGAGAGGGAGCAGAGATACAACAAGACCAATGTGTACCGGCTTATGGGTTACTCTGGTGAGTCCACAACTGTTGTGGATTCAGAGTCCACAAGGGGTGTGGAACTAAAAGAACAATTAAAAGAAAATAAAGAAACTTTAAATGGTACCAGTAATGGAGCATTGGTTGGCTACAGTTGCTTCTGCTCATTATATCCCAAACACAGGCTAGGTAGCCAGAGAGATTTAAAGGATTACTGGATCATAAACAAACTTGAACAGGATTATGAGCGCATAACTTCGGTTGTGAAGATTCTGTTAGATCAGGAGGATTGGAAGAAGAACGACGGGATGTTTGTTCCCGGGGCATTGAAGTTCCTTGACGAGCGCAGATGGAAGGCGTATGATGTAGACGATACATTAAAACAATTCGAGGAAGACTAATATGTCCGTCGATTTAAGAATCACACCCGACCTGTATGAATACATGGAACCAATGGATGTTGAGGGACATGTATTCTCTCCCAATAATTTTCGGGAAGAGACGTTAGAGTGGATTGAGAACCGAAATAACATGTCAGGCTGTAGACTCCCATGCCTTAAGGACACAGACCTAAGGATTATTCCTGGTACGCTCCTGATATGGGCTGGTGTTAACGGTCATGGTAAATCTGCGCTTGTCCAACAGTTCTGCCTGTGGTGGGCGGCTGGAAAGTACACGGATAAAGAAGAGAAGGTTCTGTTCTGGTCACCAGAGATGGCTTTCAGGGTACAGATTGAAAGGATGGTGAAACAGACTCTTGGGGTTGGCGCTCCTACAATACAGGCAGCGAGTTATGTGATAGACTACTTACATAACAAGGTGTTTATTTACGGCAAGGAAGAACACGTAAGGGCCAATGAGATCATTGCCCTAGCCCGTTGGGCAGCAGCCAATGGATTCACCCATCTTGTGATAGACTCTCTGATGATGGTTGATCTACAGACGGATCAAGCAAATCTGAATTTAGGACAGAAGAACTTTGTAAGGATGCTCAAAGAAGCGGCAAGGACTACAGGTCTGCACATCCATTTAGTTGCCCACATGCGTAAAGGAGACTCGGAAGAGAGAATGGGGGACAAGATGGATATCAAGGGAAGTGGAGAAATCACCGACCTTGCCGATTATGCCTTCATAGTTCATAAAGATATAGTAAAACAGAAGAAGCTAAACAAAGACCCGGACGATGAGGAGTATTTACGTAAACCTGATGGGTATCTGAATTGCGTGAAGAACAGGTATGATCCTGAACATCCCACACTAGCACTGTGGTTTTCTGGGAAGCCATTCTCATTCAAAGGTTCAAGGAGAACGGATACCCCAAAGTTGATTAACCCCACTCGTGAGGAACTAGAACGTGGGTTCATCCCGGAGTAAAGGAGAACTTCAGTTCATTGAACAACTAACCGAAGCCACTTACGGGTCGGAGAAGAAGAAGTATTCGACCTTAGGACTTGGCGAATGGAAAGAAGAATATGTATTCATGAAAGGAAGGAGATTTCGATTTGATTTCGCTTGGCCCCAACACAAGATTGCGGTTGAGATTGAAGGCGGGACTTGGACTCAAGGCAGACATGTGACGGGCACAGGTTTCGCAAAGGACTGTGAGAAGTACAATCTTGCAACTCTTTCCGGTTGGAAGGTATATAGGTTCCCAACCCAGATGGTTAGGGACAGAACCGCGATTCAGTTTATGCATAAAGTTTTCGTAAAACTTCCTTGCGATTTGGGGGCGTAAGTAGTGCCGCCTCTTCTTTTA